ATTCTGATAAATGGGTGTATTTTTTGTTGAATTTATCAACTAAAATTTGATATGATAGTAATTGAGTATCTCTTTCTTCTTTTCTCAATGTTTCCACCAATGAATTTGGTTTTTGTTTTTTTGGTTTAGAAGTGATACTTTCTAAAATAGTATATTTTGTATCAATAATTTGTTTTGGATTAAAGTTTATTTTTGTTGTTTCCACCAAGAACAATTTGTAAATAGACGCTAATGTTTTGTAATTAGATACTCTTGTGTTAAAGAAATCTTTAGACGAAAAAGTTTCAGATATTTCTTTAATTAAATTGTATTTTTCTACTTTTAGTTGTTTATTACTAATTCTTTGTCTTGTTTTGATAACAGCTTCTAGTAATTTTTCTGCTCTTGCTTCTTCTTGATAAGAATTGGTTAGAAGAATATCATATAATTCTTTTTCTTTACCTAATGCAGTGTTTTCATTAAAGTATTTTTTTAATAAATTTACTGATTTTGATTTTTTATTATTTAAAATGTCAGCTGTTACTTGTCTTGTTAAAATTTCAAATAATAAACCTGTATTCTTTATCTTAGAATGTTTTATTTTTTGGGACATATTTATTCCTTAACTCCTCTTTTTATAAACACCAATCCTTATTGATATACTCTATCAATTATAAATATAATGGAAGTAAATAATTAATCAATTTACTTGTCATTTAAAGACGAAGAAACTTCATTTTGATACTCGATATCAACATCTTCGGCTTCGTTAATTAATTTCTTATCAACTTTTGATTTTAATTTGTCTAAACCTAATGATTCTCTATACGCTTTGCCGTATCTTGGACTAGAACTACGAAGTTTTTTTCTTTCGTGATTACCTAATGGGTCACGACCTCTAGCACTCCCGTCTTTTCCGTAATGTGGCATCTCTTTAGGTCTTCCAGCACCTTCCCAACCGCCTTCAGGAGAACCACCTTCTTCACCGATTTCCTCAGTTCCGGTTCTACTAGCTAGTTCTTCTTCACCTTCTTGTTGTTCTTGCTCAGCGGCTTGTTTAGGGTCTTGACCTTCTGTTTTAATTGACTCTAATCTAAACTCTTGTATTTTATCTTCAACTAATTTTTCTTCAAATCCTTCTATTTCAGCATCTGAAAATCCAAAAATTTGTTTATACGCCCACTCTTTAGGTGTTACTGAATTTTCTCTTGTTAAGTCATTGAACGCTGTTATTCGTTGTCCTAACAATTCTAACTTTTCTTGTTCATATATTTTAGATGGATTTGTTAATTCTAATTCAAAATCAACTAAATCTGCATCAGTATATCCTTGTGAGTATAAATGAACGATACCAATCTTAGTCAATTCACTAACCATAATTCTTTGTATTCTTTCTACGGTTCTTGCAAATCTAACATCTTCTGCCGCTAGTGTTGCTTTTGATTCACCAGCTTTCTCAGCATATCCATAATAAGGCTGTGGTATCTTCAATGATGCTAATAATTTGTTTCTTAAATATTCAATATCGTCTGTTGTTTGATATTCTAAACCACCAAGATTTTCTATTCTTGTCCCACTATCTCCACCACGAACAGGTAAGAAAAAGTCTTCTGTGATATTTTGGATATTATATTTTAAGTTGTATTGTCCGTTGTCATCAATAACTGGAGCTTTCTTCATTTTACCAACTATTTTTTGCATATATTGGTCAACTTCTGCTGGTGGAATATTACCTATATCAATGTTGAATATTCTTTTTTCTGGAGCTCTCATAATTCTATGAATCAACATAGCGTCTTCCATAAGTGATAATTGTTTCCATACTTTTCTACCACCCTCTAACATTGAACGACCATAAGGTAAAAAGTTTGAATCGGAAATCATTCTGAAATGAGCTATTTCATAGTTTTCAAATTCTGTTTTTGCTCCTTGTTGTGTTTGTCTTATGTCCCCACTTTCCAATACAAACTTTGTATAATAAGGATTTTCTGGGTCTTCACCCTCTACTCTTGCAACATCATAACTTGATAATGGTTCTACATTTGTAATACCATACTTTTCATTAATGTCAAGTTTTAAAAAGAAGTCTCCGTATTTACACAAATTTCTTGTCCACGGGTATAGATTAAACTCAATATTTAAAATGTCATAATATAGATTATGTAAAATATCGTGTATTTGGTTGTTATCAGATTTAATACTTAATATTTTTCCGTATTCTGATTTCAATGTTGTTTCATCTGCATAAATATCTAATGCGGATGCTACTAATGGGTCAGAGTCCATTGCTTCATAATCTCTAAACAATCCCATACGCATTGTTTTTTGATACAAAGATTGATTGTATCCACTCATTCCGTGTGGACTTTTATACAAACGAGAAAATCTATCAACTAAGTCTTTACCGGATACCGCTTGAACTTGTTGTGTGTCTGCTATTTTTAATTGTCTACCACCGACATTTCTAACAATTACATTTGTAGAAAATAGTCGTTGTAATCTACTGAATAAATCTCTTTCAGCCATATTTCACCTCTTATTTAATTAACCAAGTTAAATCTTCTTTCTCCCCTTTAACATCCATTTCCCAAGAATCATTTTTCTCAACTTCAGAAGTATAAATTCCTGGATTTTGTCCGATACCTTGTATTGCTTGTTTAGAAAGTTCTATACCTTCTGCTCTTAATCTCAACGCAGTATCACGAACCCAAAGGGCTATTGCGAAAGACATTACAAGGTCATCATTATACCCTGTCATAGCTTCCGCTCTATTTCCATTATAAATAAATACAAACAACTCATCAATTAGTCTTTGAGAATGAACCATAACTGATTCTTCTCTAAACATTTCCTCTAACTTTGCAACAATTAAAGGTCTTGTCTTTTGTGTTGTTGAGAAACCAGGAACCATATTTCGTTCTTGGACTCTATATTTATTTGTCATTTGATGTTGAACATCAACATATTGCAAATCTTTACTTGTGTAAAACAAGTTTGGATATTCTCTATCAATTACTTGTTGAATTGCTGCCCAACCAATATTATTGTTTTCCACAACCAACAAAGCATTGTTATATTCACTAGCTACATTAACTAGCATATTTCCAAAATCTTGTGTAGAGATTTTACCTTTGTATTCAGCTACTTGTTCTAATGTTTCTACATCTATAATGTGAAACGCTGAATAATCAGTTCCATCACCTCTACTAACATCGGCACTTACCACATAATTTTTAGTGTAGTTTGGTGGTTGCCATATCCAATAGTTAGAGTCTATACCTCTTTTTTCTATTGGTTCTCTTACACTACTTTCTTTCATTTTTTCAAGTAGTAAACCATCAATAACACCACGACCAGAAGTAATAAAATCACAATCACATTCTTGAGCGGCTAATGAAGGCCCTAATAATTTATCTTGTTCATCTCTCCACTCTTGTCCTCTTTCAGGGTGAACTGACCAATGTAGTTTAATAAAATTAAAATCATTAGTTCCGTCTTCAGCACCTATCCAAGTTTTATGGAAAAAATTACCAACACCATTTGGTGTAGAGATAACTAAAGCTCTACCACCAGTCGCTAGTGTTTGTTGCGCGGCTCCCCATATCGTGTCTATCTTATCGATAAACGCAGCCTCATCAATAATCAATAACGACAAGGCTTCGGAACGACCTGATTCTTCAGAACTCGCTACCGCTTTAATTTGAGAACCATTTTTATATCGTAATGATAATTTGTTGTCCTCAACACAAGGTTGTTTTAACCAACCTGGTAAGTTAGCGTGCATCACTCTAACTTTTGTTACTAAGTTTTTTGCTGTTTCTTGTTTTGTAGCAATGACCAAAATATTTTTATCTTGTTGAAATGTCATCATCCACAAAGCATATCCAGCAGTTAATGTTGATAAACCTAATTGTCTAGCCTTCAACACAATATTATAATCGTGTTTCATAAAAGATTCTAATGATTTTTCCTGAAAATCGTATAGATTAAAATTAACTTTACCTCTAACAGGGTGTTGAATTATTCCATACTTACCCAAAAAATAAACAGGGTCAGTTGCACATTTAGCGTATTCTCTTTTAATGGCTTCTTTTAATTGTTTTTTATCACTCATTAATCAACTATTTCACCGGCAAGTTTTACTGAAACTGAAGTTGCAACTACACCAAATGTAAAATACAACCACTTGTTTTCATACCATTTAGGTTTAACAAGTTTAATCTGTTTCTCATATAAGACTTCTCGGTCTTTTAAAATATCTACTTGTTGAGTTTTAAATGAAATTAACATTGAATCAATTTGTGCTTGATTTTCATATTTTTTCATTAACTCATCATAAATACTAATTTGCTTTGTTTGTTCCTCAACTTGAGTTTGTAAGTCTTTTACTTTGTTAGCCATATTAGTGACTTCTTCTTCAGTAAAAGTGTAAACTTTATCTTGAGAATAAATAAACCCAAACAAAGCCAATATTACTATTAACTTTTTCATATCTTTACCTTTATTTACTAAAATCTTTTAAGAACTCTGCGGCTTTATCAGAATCACCTTTTTCAAAAGTCTTTTCCATTTTTGTTGTTTTCTTTTTAGAAATGGTTAGTTTTCTTTTTAAAGAAGTAATTTCTTTTTTGTTCTTTTTCTTATTTTTTTCTAACTTAGCAATTTTAGTTTCTACATCTTTTTCTTCTTTTTTGGATTCATCAATCTTGTTTTCAAGTTCTTTTAACTCTTTAGATTTTTTTGCACCCGCGATAGCACCAAAGATTGTTCCTATTACTGCTAGTAGTCCAAGTAGTTTTTTTAACATTATTTTTCTCCTTACCTATAAATAGTTAGTTATATGTTTTCTCTCATTTTTTTCAAGTCTTTTATAGCATCATCAGCAAGTTTATTTAAAGCTTCTTCATTAACTTGTGCTTTCTTTATTTCAACTTCTGGGTCTTTAATACCAATGTCATAGATTTGGTCAACTGGTCTTTCAGTTCTCCATTGTTCAATTCCTTGAATCATATCATCAACCCAAGCTCGTTGATTTTTCTTTACTTTGTTTGTTGCCCACTCATCATACTTTCCTTCAAGTCTTAATTTGTGTTCAAAGTCAATTTGACAATCAAAACAATGTTTGTATAAATACCAAAACTTATTATCAAGTCTTTTTTTCATTGTTTTTTTACACTTAGGACAAAACAAAGGAACTCTTGCTTCTGCCATAATATCAGTTAATTCTGATTTACGAGTTTCTCCACCTTTGTTTTCTTGTTTACCCTCATATCCAACTTGAGTGTATTTTTTTTCGTGTTCTTTACCAGATATTAAATCTTTCAATACCTCGTTTTGTCTTTTTGCTTCTTTACTATAATTGGCCATAACTAAAAACTCACTAACCCTAATATTTGATTTACGGGTGCGAAAGCACCAGTAAACTTATAGGTTTTTCCTTTGTATTTGAAAACTATACCCTCAACCGGAACTATCTTTTTTAATCCACCAATTGAGTTTAGTTTTTCTAATTGTTGTTTTAATGTTGTCATTTTTTTAATATCACCACCTGCTCTAACTTGGTTAGATGCTTTGATGATATCTTTTCTAATTTTTTCTACAGCTTTACTTGGATTAGCTGCGATAAAGTTTGATAAATTTAATAATATATCTGCTCCTACTGAAAAGAAAATCTTTTCAAATGGTAACATATTTTTCTTAACCATTGCTTTGTGGTTTTGTTTATCTGTATTCATAACCCAGTTTAAAAATTCTGGGTGTTTTTTTAAGTCATTTTTTATTTGTGGTATTTTATAACTTTTATCAAAAAACGCCCATCTTTTAGTTAATTTCTTTAAAATTGTTTTAGAAATTTTATAACCAAATTGTTGTCCTGCATTAAAAATTAATTCTTCCCAAAAAGATTGATGATATTTACCTAATGTGTCGTTATCTTTTAATCCGTATTGGTTTTTTAATTTATCTACTCTCTTATTATAAATATCAACTTTTTTCCCAAAATCAATTTTTTTTGGTAAATCTAAAACTCTTGGTTTAATTATTCTAAAGTGTTTTCCAATATCTTGATTTACTTGTTTAATCATACCTTGCAACATTCTACCAGAACCTTTTACTTCACCAACTGCATTACCATTTTTATCGTATTGAATTGAATTGTGGAATTGTAATATTTGTTTATCATAATCTATTACATTTGATGAAGCTGGATAAATGATTTCTAAATTCATAAATATTTCACCATTTTTAAAAATTTTGTCTTTTTGTTTATCACTCAGACTATTTATTGCTCTTGTTAGGTCTTTCATAGCAAATACAAACGCATCTTTTATATCACCACGACCACTAAACTTTTGAGCTACTGCATTAGTATCAAGTGCGTTTTGTCCACGATTTTTAATTTGTCCTTTGTTTCTTGCCGCTAAAACTTTACCATCTCGGTAAGTAATCATTAAATTTTGTCCGTCAGTTTTTTCCGTTACATTATCTTCACGATTTAATTCACCTGATAGACCTAATCTAATAATCTTTTTTAAATCAGCAAAAGTTAATTTGTTATC